CGGAAAGGCAGTCATGAACGGCTGCGGCGACGGTGGGCCATTCGTAATCATGTCCGGTCAGAAACCCGCCCGGTTTTACCTTCGGCGCCCAGTTCGTTATGTCCGCGCAGACGCTGTCATAATCATGGGCGGCGTCGATAAAGACAAAATCGAGCGACTCATCGGGAACGAGTTTTGCCGCTTCCGCAGTCGTCATTTCCATAATCTCAGACCTGCCGGCATATCCCCCCCGCTCACGCCTGCGATATACTTCAGCCCTGTTTTTGGCTTGATTCCCGTGATGTGACACTTTGTCGCAATCATGATCCGTCCATATATCGACGCCGATCAGATGGAGCGACGGGTGGGCGTCCATCAGGTTGAAAAAGGTTTGTCCGTACCAGATCCCCAGCTCCGCGCCGCGATTCCAATCGTAGTATTTTACCAGCTCAATCAGGTATTCCCAGCGCGAGGACAATTCCCCGTTGATTTCCGGGGCGAACGCGGCCGAGCCGATCATGATAAGGGGCGTCTTCATCCGGCGCACCCTCCATGCTCGTTTACGATGTCGTGGACCCGGCGCAAATCGGCCGGCGTATCGATGCTGGGCGAATCGATGTCCGTCAGGCCGACCTTGATCTTGTAGCCGTTTTCAATCGCGCGGAGCTGTTCCAGGGATTCGGCGCGCTCCAGGACGCCCTCGGGCGTATTAGCGTATTCCTGCAAAAACCAGCGGCGATAGGCGTAAATTCCGAGATGTTTATAATAGGGAATGTTTAGATCGTTCACCCGGTACGGGATTGAGCATCGTGAAAAATAAATGGCATGGAATGAATTGTCGAAGACCACCTTGACGGCGTTGACGTCGGCGATTTCTTCGGCGCGCGTGACCTTGTACGCCAGTGTCGCCATCGCAGCGCCCATTGTCTCGCCCTTCAACACGGAAACAACCTGCTTGATATGCTCCGGCCTGATGTAGGGCTGGTCCCCCTGGACGTTGACGACGATATCCCGCTCGCCGATATCCAATCGTTCACAGGCCTTTGCGATGCGGTCCGTCCCGGTGCGGAGTTTCGGAGAAGACATGATCGCCTCGCCGCCGAAGCCCTGCACGACCTCGAATATCCGCTCGTCATCCGTGACGACGGCTACAAGCGCAAGGCCGGTGGCTTGCCGGGCGCGTTCATAAACGTGCTGGATCAGGGGCTTGCCATGCAATTCAGCCAGCGCCTTGCCCTCGAACCGCTTTGACCCATAACGGGCCGGGATCATGCAGACAACCTTCATGCCTGGGCTCCTTTCCAGTAAAGGGTGAAAAGTAAAAGGTAAAAAGTTAAAAGTATTGTCTTTTCGTTTTGCTATTCACTTTTTACTTTTCCCTTTTCACTTACCGTTAGATTCAGCCGGAAATCAGTCAGCCAGTCCTCCGTGGGAGCGCCGAGTAGCGCCTGCGTCCAGCCGGACATGGAGCGCACGCGGTCATTCAGGAATTTTTGCTTGTTCGTCCAGCCGACGCGGAAACTCTCGTATTTGTTGCCCTTGTCGCTCTTGCCCGTCATGGGGCAGCCGCACAGGATGATGCGGACATAGCCGAGTTTCAGCGCCGCCTGGACGCCAAGCAGCGCCGACGATCCGGACCGCTCGCCGGGGAGCAGGGGCTCGATGATATCCACTTCGGGCCTCGATTCATGCGAGACGACCGTATAATCCGTATTTCCGCCCGCAACTTCGCGTCTTTGCCTGATTTCGGGGAGCAGCGCCGGGTGATACGTCGCGAGATACTTCACGGGGTCGGCGTGCATATCGGATGCGGTCAGGCCGATGCACATTTTGTGATAGTCCGCCCCGGCGTGCCGGATGATCTCGACGGCGTGCCGGATATCGTCATGGACGCAGGGGGCGGAACCGATGATGACAAGTATATGATTCATTTAACGATGCAAAACCTTCCTTGTATGCCGGCCAGCCTTGCTTTCCCGAACAAATAAATAATCCATTTGTCGTTGAGCCAGACCAACCTGAAAAATGCTAATTCAATTATCCCCCTGTCTGCTGTGATTATTTTCTTCATTGGCTGTATGGATCTCCTGTCTTTGTCCAGTAGGTGACGAGGAACTTTGCCGAGCAGCCCACGGAAACGGCGCCGTCTTCCGGGGTCGCCGGGCCGCCGCCCTGATAGACGATGGATTCAGCGTAAGGGGCAAGGTATGTGACGGGCGACGCCGGCGAGGCGGCTATCCTGCGTCTATCCCACGCGGGGGAGGTGAAGCATTTGATCAGGTCGCCCAGGATGCGCTCCGCGATGATGGAGGGATCCGTCCCGCCGAAGATGGCAATGCCGTCCACCTGCACGGGCATCTTGTTTTTCGACATGCCGTGGGTGTTTTCCGACTCCTCGATCTGCGGCCAGACGACACAACAGGGCAGATCGTCCGGGTCCACCTTCGGGAGCGCGCGGAAAGCCGTGGCGCCGATATCCGTCGCGTAAGCCTGCGGGGATCCGGTGGTCCTGATGACGGCGGCCCTGGCGATCAATTCGAGGATGATCAGTTCGCGGATCGTGTTCACATTGCACCATTCCAATAAAGGGTGAAAAGTAAAAGGTAAAAAGTTAAAAGCATTGTCTTTTCGTTTTGCTATTCACTTTTTACTTTTCCCTTTTCACTTACCGTTAAAGTTTCGACAACTCAAAATTGAGTTCGTGTTCAATGTTCGTGTGCAGCCGGTCTACGGCTTCGGCGAGCACCTTTGCCATGATCGGCCCCTTGTCGCCGAGATAATCAGTGATCCCGGGGCCGAAACGCTCCTTGATCGGCAGGCGGTAAGCCTTTGGAAGCGCCCAGATGGGGAAATATCTCCCGGTTTTGCTATTAAAAACATAGCCGCTGCGGCCTATCGCTGTGTCTATCTTGCCGGATTTCTTCCGCGTGCTGCGATATACCCGCCAGTAGACGCCTTTGTGCCCGGATTTGATCGTCGCGATGAAGGCGCCGGCGAGCACCTTGCGCGGTTTGTCCTTGCGGACCTGGACGGATACGCCCTTCTGTGTCTGATTCACGGAATAAGCGATCAGGGGCAGCGGCCTGCCGGTGCTCTGAAACGTTGCGGAGAGTTTTGTCGCCGTCGCTTTCGAGGTCTTGAACGTGGCGTCCACGGTGCTTTTCTTTGCGGTGATAATATTGCGGATTTCCGTCGAGGCATCCGTCTTGACGCCCGTCAGGGTCAGATTGAGCGCCCGAACCATGACCTTCGTAGCGCCGTCAAGGATGCCGGCCATCATGGTTTTCACCTTTGCGACATCGTCCTGATTGATATAGATCTGGATCATGTAACCACCGACTTGACCGTCAGGCCATCGTTTTCGAGGACGGATTTGACGGTGTATTCGATCATTTCAAGTTCGAAGGTTTCGCCGCGCTTCGGTTCCCGGCCCAGAACGGACAGGAGCGCCTCGATCGTCGTGCCGCGCTCCCAGACCTGCGCTTCGACGCCTGCAGGCTGGAGCAGGACGCTGAAATCAATGAAAATCTTGCAGGGGATGACAGCGCCGGCAGCCGGAGTGAAAATGGCGTCTTCCCCGGCGGCGTCGAATATGTCCGGCAAAGCGGCTGCGAATGTGGCCCTAAGCCCCATGGATTTCATTCCCCTTCTCGTCCCGGACGGGGTTGCCGGTCTCGTCCAGGACCGTCTCTGCCGCCACATCCTCGAAGAGGGGCGGCGATAGATATACCGGTTCGAGAACCGGAGATGCCATCGTCGGATTGAAATTGCTCATCCATCCACTCCGCTCGTCACGATGACGTTATAGGTTTTTGCCGCATCGAAACTTGTCGGCGTGAAGCGGATCTCCGCCGCGAAACAAGGGCCGAACGTCTTCAGAAGCTCGGCCCCCGTCAGATCGAAACTCCCGTCCAGCGTCACGAAGTTCGTGGCGCCGGGGGAGCGTATCGCCACAGCCAGGGTCCCGGCGGAGGGAGTCGCGCTCACCTCCACCTGGACCTGGTGGCGGCAGAAAGAATCGTAAGCGCCCAAGAGGACGGTGAATGCCCCATCCGCCTGGGTTTTGCCTGTCTTTGCTGCGCTGTAAAGGTTCATGATTCACCTCAACCTTCCGGATGATTATGTGCTGGCCGACGAAACCTTTACGAGCAGGCCCGGTCTGTAACAAATCGGCAGCGGATTACTCTGGATGTGGAGGTCAACCCGGCGGCCAAACTTGCCCATCTCCTGCTTTGCATACAGGGGGATGCCCAGGGTGTTCACGGTTTCGATAAAATCACCGGGGGCATAGATGGTATTGAAGGATTGTGAAGTGCCTTCGGGGTAACAATGGCCTTCGCCCATCACCGGGCTGTCGGTTGAATCGATGAACGGCCGCGCGGTTCCGTCCTTGTCGGTCGCCGTGCCGCGATACTCCTCGAACGTGATACCCGCGAACGTAAATCCCTTGCGGGGATCGCCGCCGATGAGCTGCTGCGCCGCCGCGTAATTCTTGTAATACGCGACAACTTCCGTGTGGTTGATCAGCAGGTCAAAAAAATTTGCGTGGCAAAGACATCTTACCCCGGTATAAACCTCGCCCAGGAGGTTGTCTTCAATGTGCCTGACGACGTCGCGGCACTTCCCGGCGATGTTCGTGGTCGTTGTGCCGAGAATGAAGGGAATCCTCTTGGCTGTAATCCCAAACTCCGTATAAAGGTTATACAGGGTCGATCCGTCGGAATCGAGGATGATGCCCTTCAATGCGCCCATGCGCAGATGTTCGAGCGTGATGTCGAACTTGCTCCGGGCCGACTGAAGATGGTCGTTCATGATCGAAGCGAGGGTTGCAACCTCTGTTTCCGATCCGAACGCCCGGATGCCCTCATATTCCTGCGGGAGAATGGCATCGTCCAGCGGGATGTGCGGAATCGTGAACGACCGGACGATCCTCTTACCGAGTTTGTTCTGCGTGCCGGGAGCCCCCACGGGAAGGGTCGGCAGGAGATTGAGAACGCCGTTTTGTTCCTCGACGATTATGCTCCTCGTCCGGACGCCCTTATCCGGGAAAATGCCGAGCTGGCCGCAGCGGCCATATTTGTTGGGCAGGATGTTGATCGATTGTGTCAGCGAAACCATGTTAAAAGCATCTTGTTCAAACGGATTAAGTATCATGATAATTATCCTCCTTTTTGTGGGCTGCTATGCGCCCTTTCCAGTAAAGGGTGAAAAGTAAAAGGTAAAAAGTTAAAAGCATTGTCTTTTCGTTTTGCTATTCACTTTTTACTTTTCCCTTTTCAGT